TAAAGGCAATATTTCTGACGTTTGAAGAAATTGGGACTTATTATGAGGGTGTGAAAACAGGTTATAGTCATAAATGTTTCAAACCGCTTGATGAAATTCGTACCGAGATGTTTTCTAAGCTCTTGAATAATAAGGAAGTTACTGAGAATGTATGAACGGCGCGGGACGTATAGCGTCGAGCATATCACTTCGTTAATCAGAAGTGATGACGAAAAGGTTCTGCTCGACGGAGAGATGGTTAAGACCGGAAGTGATCGGTACAAGCTCTTTGCCAAGAATCGGTATTGCGTCACATGTGGGACAGAGGGTTTGTATTACGCCATGGAGCGCACCGTTAAGCGCCGTCCCGATGGCACTGTCACGCCCATGTCGCAAGGGTTTCACTTTAATCTTTACGGCAAAAACGCTGATGGTGAAGAAGTTATGATCACCAAGGATCATATCGTTCCGAAATCAAAGGGAGGGCCGAACCGGCTCGACAATTATCAAACCATGTGCTTCATCTGTAACGTGGAGAAGGGGAACCGTCATGAAAACAGTTGACGAGATCGGTAAAGAATTTGACGAAGTGTTTGTTCCAAAGATGAACGCTCTGCTAAGCAGGGGAGATTTGTTTTCACAGCTTGTCATGAGTTGCGGGCCGGAAGACGCTAAAGTTATTTTTAATAAATACAGGGCGTGTTACATTGGTGGTTATCTGGCGGGTCACAAAGAAATTCATGACGCGCTCTGTTAAAGTGATTGACGCTGGCCAGAGATAAAGCTATAACGTCTGTAATGATTTGTTAAGAGGAGATTTGAATGACGAAGAAAAAGCTTCACACCTATCGTGGCATAACTTTTACCGTACCTTCCAAGTACGACGGCTTTAGTCCTTCGCTGAAGCGGATCGAAAACTTGCTCGACATGGTTGTTGCGCTCAGGAATTCACCACCACCAGCATTTGGTATGGCAAACTATGCCATCGTTCCTCTTGAAAATTATGGGTATGATAACCAACTTCCCGACACGGTTAAAGAATTTTTGGGTTATCACGGATCGGTTTCAAATCCTATCCACTTGTCCAAGATTCGCGAAGAAAAGAATATCTGCGGCACTTCATGTTGTGCCCTAGGCACTGCGGCGTGGCACGGCATTGGTAGTATGACACGTGACATGAATTGGGAAGAATACTCGGCAAAGAATTATGGTATGAAATTTGGCTCCGAGTTGTGGACCTTCCTCTTCGGCGGGGATTGGCGTTACGCGGATGACACGCCTGAAGGTGCTGCGGCCAGAATTCTCAAGTTCGTTACAGAGGGCACGACACGTATCGTAAAGAATGGCATTGTCATTGGTCGTAAAAGTGATTGGGATTGGTCAGACCTACTCGGCAGGACGTACCGCTACGAAGCTGATGACTTGGCTAGGCTAAGTGATTTCTATAAAGATTATCTAGACGTGGAGGTTAAGTAAATGACGAAGGAAGTTCACACCTACCGAGGCATTAGTTTTACCGTTCCTAAGATTCAGAAGGATGTTGAGTATGGTGAAAAGATTTATCATCCAACATTGTTGAGGATTCGTAACCTGCTTGACATGGTTGACGCGTTAAGGAGCGCTCCGCCCCCGGCATTTGATATGTCGTCCTACGCCTTCATCCCGGATTACAGGCATATTACAGGAATTCCTGCCTATGTGCATGAAAATGTGGAATGGGTCGGGAATGTACAAAAACCAGCAGTTGTGACACGACTGAAAGGGGAAGAGAATATCTGTGGCACGTCTTGCTGTGCCCTAGGTACAGCGGCGTGGCACGGCATAGGGAAGATGACTCGATCCATGACTTGGGAACAATATTCTGAGAAGAATTATGGCCTCAATTTTGAAGGCGAGCTTTGGGACTTCGTTTTTAGTGGAAATTGGTACGAAATTGACAACACCCCGGAAGGCGCAGCTGCAAGAATCCTTAAGCTCGTCATTGATGGGCCGGAAGTGATTCTCAATAAAACCGGACTGGTGTTTGAACGCGGCGGGATGCGAGGCAGGAGTTGGGAAAACCTGCTGGAAAATACGTATCAAGAGAACGATATCGAAACGATTAAGTGTTTCTATGGGGATTATCTGGTGAAGGAGGTAAATTAAAATTAAAAACGGTGTCAGGAACATTTAAGTTCTTGACACCGTTTCAGGTGTGATGTAAGGATATGTTTATCAGAGAAATTCAATCGCCCTTCGCTGAAGCGAGTGACACATTTCCCTCCCGCCAGCGGGAGAAAAATAAGGAGATCGTAATGAACATTGAATACATTCTTAGCGCTCATGGCTCAGCCGTCACGCCTAGCATTCGTCACGCCATCTTCGAAAAAACTGAAGACATGGCGAAGGAAGAATCGGTTCGCGTCGTTAAGCAACTCAGTGGGGCGGGTTATTTTATGTTCGATCTGTTCAACGTTTCTCAAGAGGTTCATGTCAGGGTCGAATCTTATCGGGTCGAGACGGCTGAACCAGTGGTTAAAGTTATTTAAAAGGGGGAGTTTGAGATATGACTGATCTTACCGTGACGGAACAGAAGGTGCGTTACTCAATTCTTTGCCATGATTATGGCCAGTTGCTTTCCACATTTGATCTTAATCATTGGGCCGTGATTGAGGCTCGGGATAAGCTGACCAGCTTTCTCAACGTCTATCTCAGGGCGTCACCGTTTCACTTAAATCAAACCTATCTCCTTCTGAATGGTGAAACGGCTCGTTTCGTCAAGATTCATGGCGAGGGTACGAGCTATGAGACAATGGAAGACGAGGCAGGCGTGAACCGCTACACGACACGTGATTTTGGTCGCGTCACAGGCAGCACGGCGGATGACGTTGGTAGGAACATTGATCTTCGCTTGACAGGCACAGGATCGTTTGACAAGCCGCTGTGGTGGACCGTGTATGTGACACAGACGAAGGAGAAGGTTTGATGTTCACAGCTGATATGGCCCGCAAGGGTAATGACGACGATCTTGATGAGCGAATCGCTTACGCGGTCAAGAACTTTCGCCAAGGCAATGGTGCTTATATGAGAATCTATCACGATGACAGTTTCAGATTCAATATCGTGTCAGAGCTTATGAAGCGAGGTTTTAAAAACATCGATGCGCCTAGCTTAGTGCTTAAAACTGATGTTTATTTTGAATGGTAGGAGGGTGTTGTATTGGATCAATCAGTTAGAACTTTCAATGTGACGGAATATTTTGAAAATCTTGGTGGGTATCGAAATTTTCATGCCATGATGCGGGTAAATAGTGACGGTGTGACTTGGTCGTTATACATCGTGGCTCATGGTTTAGAAATCGTGGATATAGCCACAACTTACGCTCCTCATAAGGATATGGAACGGATTTTTTCTGCGTGGTTAAAGAAACTTTCGGAACATGAAAAGTTTTTGTGAGGTTAAAGCTTGACTTCGTTTCGAGTCGGATGTAAGAATAAGTCTCTTCCAATGAATTGGAGGAGATTTGGTTTATCAGAAATTACTTGGAGGTTTTAGATGCGCAAGAAAATTTCATATGCTGACGCTTTGGCCCATCTCGGTAGTAAGAATGACGTGCTTGTCGCTGGCGCAACGGGCGAGATTTTGCGTCAGTCGAAGACAATCGAAGTGAGTGACAAAGTTCTGGAACACTGCGCCGTCAAAGCGGTTCACGTCATGGATATGACGATGGAAGAAATGGGTAACTTGAGCGCTTGGTGCGACTGCCAAGCCTCTGATCTATGGGAAGGCATGTCTGTTCAAGAAATCCTCAACGTGTACCGCGTCTCGGCGGAATGGAATACTTGGGAAGATTGGGCCATGGAGGATCGAGACGCGGCTTATGATGCATGGGACGGCGCAGTGATCGATCCAGATAACAAGATGAGGAGGGATTAAATCATGGCGAGTTACAAAATTTGCACCACCCTAACAGGTGATTTTGTCGTGATGCGGCGGAAGGTCTTGATCTGGCGTATGGTAAAGAATTATAACGACACGCCGATTTATTTCGCGACTCGCGAATACGCCGAGGCGTGGATCGAAACGGATAAGATGCTGGCCCACGTTCCACGATCTGAGATGGAGGATAACGGGATAGTCTTTAAGGCCGATTCCTCAACATGATAATGTCTTGCTCCGTCCTCACAGCTTCGATCCCCAATTCTTTTAAATCTTTAGGGATCGAAGTCTTTTTGAATCGCACTTCTCGTAGCTTGGCGTTATCTAGCTTGATGGCATAGGTCTTGTCGCAGTGCAGGAACATGACGTTGTTTAATTCGGCATGCCTGAGATCGAGAATGTCAATGTCACAGTTGAGGAAGACAACATTGGTCAAGACGCAGCTGTGAAACGCGACGTTATTCAATTTACAATTATTGAAAATGATGTGGTTGAATCGAACGTCGTGATACTTCTTCGACGTTAAGTCTTCTCCATCTGTCGTGACATATTTAATCGTAGGGCTGAGAAGTTTGTCAATGTTCCACTTGGCATAGAATTTTGACAAACACTCGTAGACAGAATATAAGCCCTGTCCCGGAGCTAACGGCCTGAGATGACGCATCGTAACAACCTCATCGCAATCTTCGATATACGCGCCACGCTGTGTCACGTTGAACGGGATAACGACTTGAGATGTTTTAAGATACTCATTACCGCAGAGGACTTGATATTTTTGATTATTCATAGAAACTGATTCTCTTATTTTCTAACTTTTCGCGTTGAACTTTGAGCAACACGCTTCGCTTCACCTTTGACTCAATAATACCGCTCAGGTCAAGCACCGTTTCAGACACGAGTGGAAATTTGGTAAATCTTACAAGTGCTCCTCTAAAGGTGTTATAGCCTTCAAAATCTGTATCAATTAATTCTACCCCGTCGAAGAAAGTTTTGTCGAAGCAGCAATTATTAATGACGCAGTTAATGAATTTTGCCTTGGTCAGGGACTTGCCGCTGAAATCGAAATTATTGAATTCGCACTCGATAAAAATTTCTCCATCCAACTCGTCATAGAGATGATCATCGGCATTGAATGTCATACGCTTATTGACCCATTCCGCCATCCTGTCTTGTTTATTGAACATGACGCGGCAAGACGTGGAACAAAATTGGGCCGAGGAGCGAGCCGCGCCGTACTCTGTGCCGCAATAATTGCAGAGGTGGTGAAAATTGACTGGTTTAACATCTTCCACAACGGGATAGTTTTTGACCCTTCTATGCTCTGTACCACATGCCTTGCTACAATAAATTTGCCTACCGTGATGTTTGACGAAGGAAGGGTTGTGGCACAATGGGTTGGGACAGGTCGCGTCACGCTCTTTCTCGGTCAGGCCGAAATTATTGAGATAGTGGTGTCGCTTCATATGTTCGTCGCAGCAATATAATTTGGGGCGGCCAAGTTTAACCTTGGCCGAAGTGACAATCTCTTGACAGCTTGGGAGTAGGCATGTAGGTTGAGCTATGAGGCGTGGTTTAAATCTCTTCCTCATCAGGCGCATGTGGCACGTCGTGCTACACGTCTCTTTACTAGCTTTCGTGGCGAGAAATTTCTTACCGCAATCCGGGGCTTGACATGTCAATTCGTACTTTAATCTGGTCATCGTTATGGTTTACTCTACGTGAATCTAAGAGGCTGTTGTAGCACAAAAATTCCGCCGTGTCAAGTCTTATTTACGAGATAATAGCCAAAAATGGGCAAATAGAATTCTATATGTTTTGTTTGAATTTACTCGATGTTAAGATACTATTGTGTAGTGATTTCAATGTGTTAGTTTTTTAATGGTCGTGTCAATGTGGAGTATATCGTGAAGCAGCGAAACAGGGCTGTGAAAATTCCTTACATTGTTTTTACCTTATTTTCCTTGTCTTTTCACCAATCTAGCTAACTTGAGACTCTCTTATTTTTATTATTCTATTGATTTTATTATATAATATACTTTTAAGATCGAGTAAACACAAACGATTTTTCTATAACTTTTGGTAGTTAATTTTAGAAAAACGAAGCAGGCCTTTCCTCAAGGTTTAAGGTACTGGACCAAGGGGTCTTCATCACGTCCAACACAGCGAGAAAATGTCGCGAGTCTGTTGTACGGAGTGTGTTCGGTACGACCTGTAATGCTTACCGGTTCGATCCACGTAACGTTCAACAGTCATGGATCGCGGTACTTCCCTGAAGAAAGTCAAATGTCCAATGTCGCGGTTCTCCCCTGTCAAGGGGGGGGGGGTTGCATCGGGAAATGATTTAGGTTATAACAGCGGGAGATAAAGTGAGTCACTTAGATTTAAGGGGAGCCGGTTTAATGACTATGAAGCAGGAAGAAGTTGTGGCAGGGGCTTATGTTCGTTGGGTCGCGGATCGCTACATGGGTGGATGGGATATCCATGGTAGGATTGTGAAGGTGTTTGTGGATGACGAGTACAACGGCCATCATAAGGTGACTGTGCTAGGTTTCGATGATATGAAGGAAAACACCGTAGCTATGCCTACTATCATGAATGAGTGCACCATAGCTACCGAGGTCGAGGCCCGCCATTATTTTCAGAAGAAAATTCTGGTCAAGCGCGAAGCTTATCTCGATGCTCAGCTGAAGGTAGACGAATTGCTGAATCAGATTAGGGTCATGGAAACTGAATGGAGCAAAATGGTATGAACGCGCCACGAAAGATATCCCGCAATGAAGTTATCCGCCGCTTCAAGGCTGGCGAAAAGGTGACTGACATTGCTAGGTCTTTCAACGTTTCAAAGCAGAACATTTCTCAGCTTATCTCAAAATATAAGAATATGGATGATCCTGATTCCTACAAGGCGGAACGTAAGGAACGTACCAGAAAAGTGACTGGTACGACGGAGCCAATTAAAAAGGCTGTCATTCTCAAACTTGCCGCTGAAGGTAAATCCCCGGCAGAGATTATTGCTGAGACAGGTTATAGAGAATCTTATGTTCGCCTCATCTTGACACAGCAAGGAAATCTAAAACCTTATGCTGATACAAAATTGAAACTCATTCTCAAATTAGTGGCTGAAGGTAAATCCCCGGCTCAGATTATGTTTGAAGCAGGGATTAAATTAGAGTATCTTCGTGTCGTATATAGAAAGAACAAGTTGCCGAGATGGGACGAATCAAGGTATGTGTGGATCGATGAATATGAAACGCTGGTGGCAGCTGCTAAAAAGAAAAGGAAAAAGAAGTGATGTTTAAAATTTTTATTATCATTGTGGTTCTAGTAGGTGCTACGGTTTACATCGGCAGCACTTATTATGCGGAAGAAATTGGTAACTACGTTTGGAATGATCGTTAACACCTCAACAATTTAAAGGAGACATGAAATGTACGTTCTATTAGTTATTATCGCTAGCATGACTGGCGAACCTCCCAAGCTCCACACCTACACCACTGACACGTTGGATCAGTGCCAACGCCAAGAAAATAATATAAAAAGAAATTACGACAATCCAGCCGCAGTCATTATTCAAATGGACTGCTATGTCAAGGGAGAAACATATTGATAGTTTACCTCACCCTCATTTGGCTCGTCAATGGTCAGATCGATCCACATCACGACGCCTCTCTGTCTCAGTTCGCAACCATGTCAGAGTGCTTGGATTTCGCTGAAGGCTATGCCCGAGATAATAACAAAACCATCGGCGTCGATCTAGATTATATTTGCGAAGAATACAAACCGAAATAATTATCTTTTGGATCAGCAAAACAAAAAGCTTGACAAATGAAAAAAGCTGTGTTATTATGGTCTTTAAATTATGAAGTATGCACTTAAAAATCTCGTCCATCTAAGTGATGCGGCGGTCCCGAACAGTCGGTGTGATGGAACAAAGTATGAACGATAAAGTTGGAAATAGTAATTTAGAATTAGAATTAGAAACTTTACGCGAGAAAGTTAGAGACTTAGTAATTGAGAACGTTGAACTACGTCACCAAGTAAATAGTATGCATGCAAGTATTGAAATAGATCAACTTAGAATTAGAGAACTAAAAGAAGAAATTAGTAAACAAGACAATATTTTAGATCGATATCATCGCGATATGTTCGAAATAATGAAAGTATAAGTAATGAGCAAGGAACTAGCAAACTATTTAAACAAGCAAATCATTGAATTAGTAAGTGATCTTAAAGAATATGAAGATGCACACTTGAAACTATTAAATCGAATTAGTGAACTAGAAGACCAGCAAAAGACTGAACGTGCAAAATTACTAAACGAGCATTATAGAGATAAAGAAAAATTATATTCTAAACTTTTACATTATGAAGATAGAGATAAAATTATTAACGGTATGATGGATTTGGTTTACCAAGCCATCGCATCTAGTAAGTTTGAATGGATCGTAACTGAGACAGGCATGTCATTACAACAGCCATCCAGCGATCTTTGGTCCGACGAATTGCTTAACAAGATCGATGACCTTTTCGAGCCTTACACCAATGGATACAGGAACTACAATTGAACTACCAAGAAGAAATTGAAAATTTAGAAAATAAAATTCGGGTGGATCAAAAAAATCTCCTCACGCTGAAACAGTGCGTCGAAGAGCTTTACCTAAAAGTTGAATTTTTAGAAAAATCAATTTCTGATCTAGCGGCTAAGAAGAATAAAAGAGTTAAGAATAATGGCGGCTAAGAAAATCATCCGAGACATGGATAAGTATTTCGATCTGTATCCCGGATTAGATAAAAAGTACGTGAAGCAAATATTCAAGTACGATGAAGATACTGGCAGAATTTATCGCCTCTACCGAGACACGTGGAAAGTAACGAAACGTGTCAACATGCATTATGCAGGGCGATATGTCTGTCACGTCAAGAAAGTTCTGGTAGAGATACCTCACATTGCTTGGCTCTTGCTCCACGGAGATTGGCCCAAGGAACCTATTGTTGCGGTAGACGGCGATTTGTACAACACGCATCGCGACAACCTAGTCCTACTTTCCTCTGTCAAAAAGGAATTGGGTAACTACCTGATCAAGCCTTATACCGCTGGCACGTTCCAAGTCAAGGTTTGGCATCACCCATATTTCTATCGCGGCTCTACGTTCAAGCATCATCTCACGGCTGAGAAGTGGGCCAAGGAACAGTTAAGGCTTTATAATCTATATGCCAACGTGACAGAAGCTTCTGCCGACACAGGTTTGGATGAAATTAAAGAGACACCTGTACTTGGCGTATATTATCACAAGCCACGTAATCTGTACATGGTCAAAGTTAGACTAAATGGTACTTTCAACCATTATTCATATGAAAAAAATATTGAAGACGCCATTGAGGCTCAACTCAGAGGCCAAAAAGAAGTAGATGAAATATGGCAGGAATAATCATTGGCGCTGACCCCGGTAGCAAAGGCGCATTCACCAAGCTTGATCCAGTGGCACACACTATCGAGCTATTTGATATGCCTACGTTCACGATCAAGCCGGGAGCTAAGGCCAAAACCGTTATCGACCATGTCGGTATTGGTGATATCCTAGATGATGATAGAATCATTCATCTTTATATTGAGGAAGTAAATGCTCGCCCCGGTGAAGGCGTCGTAAGTAGCTTCACCTTTGGTAGAAACTTTGGCACGATCCTAGGTGTCTGCGGCGGACTTAAGGTTCCTGTTTCTCAGGTAAGGCCTGCGGTCTGGAAAGCACAACTCAAAGTACCTGCTGAAAAAGATGCTGCTCGCTATCGAGCTAATCAGTATTTTCCTAAATGCTCGACGGCTTGGAAAAGGAAAATGGACGATGGCAGAGCCGAATCTGCGCTCATCGCATTTTACGGCATGTGCGCCATGGGATACAAGATCGAAAAGCCCTTTACTCTGATTGGCGAGCTATCTGAATAATGTACATCTATGATCTAACCGTATTTCCTAGGGAACACCATACCAAACTAAAAGATATGGTACATGACGCGGCAGAAGCTTGTCGTATGCATGACGAGGCATATCAAGAACTACTCAGTTTTCACGTAATGCATCCAGAACTAAGTAAAAATATGGATGACCAAACCTTCAAAGTAGTTGAACTATATCGCGCTATACTTGATTGCGTGAACGCTTACAGCAATTACCTAGTAGCAAACGATTTGATTAAGTATCTCAAACATGGCTAGACTTTCATCCGACAAAAGAGAAAAGTTCGCTAACTACTTGGTGAATGGTTATACTCAAATCGCGGCTTACAAAGAAGCAGGTTTTACTTGCAAGAACACCACAGCTGCTGCTAATGCTTCGAAGCTTGCCAGCACTCCCGAAGTCGCGGCAAGAATTCAAGAATTAAAAATGAAAACTGCGGAAAAAGAAATGCTATCCGTCGCACCTCCTCTCCCGCTGCGTAAAACAGACCACGAAGAAATTGATCTGGACTGGATCAATAAAGAATACGTCAGACTTTTGAACAAGGCTATCGAGATTGACGATCTGAAGAATGGAGCAATCATTCTCAGAGACATGGCAGAGCTTAACCGCGTAGGTCGTGAACCAGCACATAATAATAACAACAATAAGATGCTACCATCAAATGACAAACTACCTCAGTTGGAACGACAGATTAATATACAGGTCATCAATAAAGAATCTTCGCACGATGGAAGAAGCTCTCCAAGACCATTTGCGATTGAAATCCCCGATTCCGACACACTTGTCATCAGCAATAGTGAACCTGACGAAGACAGCAGTTCCTGAAAATCAGCTTCAAGGTGTACAACAAGTTCTTGAGCATTACGAAGACGAATACAAAGAAAAGCTTCGCGGCGCAGCGTTTAGTAGTTATTCATGTTTTGCTGAATACTTGAACATGGATGAGCCACCCGCTCCTCACCATCATTTCATCTGCGAAAAGCTGGAAAATGTTGAGAACGGGAACATCCCTCGATTAGCACTTAGCGTTCCTGCCGGTGGTGGAAAGAGTGAATACTCTTCCCGCCGCTTTGCCGTTTGGTGCATGGGTCGTAGAAAGACTAAATGGCTTCAGGCTAGCTATGCCGCTGCGTTCGCCACGAATGAACTAGGCAAGAAAACTAAAGCCTATGTCAACAGTGATGCTTTCAAAGACGTGTTTGGCGACGTAGCGCTCCAAGCCGACATGAGAGCCGGTGATCGTTGGGCTCTGACCAATAAATCCGAATATGTCGCTAAAGGCGTCGGCGCTGGTATCATGGGTATCCGCGCCAACATGGGTTGCATCGATGACCTTTATGCAAGTTACTTAGAAGCTCAAAATCCTAAAGTCAGAGACGACGCTTATTCGTGGTTCCTATCTGACTTCCAGACCCGACTCTTGCCCCGCGCTCCTATTGTTCTCGTCAACACTCGTTATAACTCTGACGACATGATTGGCAGGCTAGAAGTTGAAGGTAAAAAGGGAAGCATTATCCCTTACGAGATTATCAATCTAAAAGCTTTATCCGAGCTTGGTGATGAAGACGATCCTATGGGCCGCACAGAGCCTGACATGCCGTTGTGGGACTTTTACCATCAGGATTACCTAAATAAGCGCGCCACACTCACAGGAGCAATGTGGGGCTCTATGATGCAAGGCGTCCCGGTTGACGCTGAAGGCGTTCTACTTAAATCAGATTGGTTCCAACGTTATAAAGGCGATGTAAGGAAAAACCCTGAAATCAAAATTCGACGCATCACTCTCTCAGTCGATACGGCGCAGAAGGCTCAAGAACGTCACGACTTTACCGCACTCACTGTTTGGATGGAAACAGAATTTGGCTTGCATTATCTCTTAGATTGTGTTAGAGCAAAAGTTGAATTCCCCGAGATGTGCAAACTCATTGATGAGACTGCGGAACGTTGGAACGTTTCGTGCATTCTGATCGAAGATAAAGGTTCGGGCACTCAGTACGTGCAAACCAGAGCCGGTAAAACTAACATCCCGATCATCCCAATTAGCACAAACAATAACTCTAAAGAATTCAGGTTCGATGCCGTCGCTCCATCCTTCGAAGCTGGCTTGGTTTATCTCCCCGAATCAGCTACGTGGCTGGCCGAGTATGAACGCGAACTAATGGCGTTTCCATATGGCAAGAATGACGACATGGTCGATAGTACCAGTCAATATTTAGAGTGGGCCAGAGGCCGAACCAGAAAAGTTGGAACTAAAAAACTTCATGGTTCTGGCTCTTCACCCTCTAGCGAAGTCAAACAAGGTATGGTAGAACGTGCCATCGAAAAGGAAATGGAAGAGAAGAGAAAGATAAGAGAGAAGAGGATGAAAGATGAGCAAGCCCAAGCAGAAAGAGCTACCAGCTAAGCGAAGCCCTATGGCGCGCGAGTTAGAGCAACCACAATTTAGGATTAAAATCCTAAAATCTAAAAAGAACTATAATAGAAAAGGCCTTCAGAAACCAAATCCTGAAGGCCTTTTTGTTATTCAATGTAGTTCGCCTACCAAAGCAAGAATATCATCTGAGGTGCGAATAGCCTTCAGCGTATATCCCTCCACTAAGAATTTCGCTTGGGATTTCTGTGACTGCTCTTCCAAAGCCTCAATCTCTTGGAAATCGTCTACCAAGAACGTCAGAATTAAGCGTTCTAATTTATCATCCGGTGACTGCACGCTTATCCGAACTTCGTAGCAGTAGTATCGACTTTCTTCTGCCATGTTAATCCTTTCTGGCCAAAACCTTTGCCACACACATGCAAGAAATCCGAGGGCTACAGCGCCCCCGGAAACCATGTAAACCGCTATCTCTGAACTGGTAATCAAAGCTCTGCGATCATCTTCTTAAGTTCAGCCGGAGTCATTTCTTCCAGCGCAGAATCTTCCTTACGAGCCAAGGCTTCCTGCAACTTAGCCTTCCGGACCTTCTTCTCAGCAGCTTCCTTCTTTGCCGCCTCTTCTTCCTGCTTCACAGCAATGATGTGCTTCACGATATCAAGCTGAATCTGGAACACCTTCTGTGCACCAGTCGGAGCCGGATTGACCAGAGAGTCTTCATTGACAGACTTCAGAGCCTTGACGAACTGAATACCAACGGCATTCAGATTAGCCTTAGAACCGATCGAAGTCAGCGGCAAGTCCCAAAGCTGCTCCACCGTGAGCGAACCAACGGAAGAGTCGAAACGAAGCTTTTCACGTGTAGCGAATTCAAAAATGTTAATGTCAGTCATATATTTTCTCCTTTGTGATTTCAATCTTAGTTGAGAACGAGTGTTAAAAGTTAATGTTGTAAAGTTTCTGACCCGTAGAAGCCTTGACCAGTACAGGCAGTTCGGCGCGCTTCGTGGAACTGAAACCAATACCACTCAGCTGATCATCAGATGATTCGCACTTGGTCTTTGATCCGAGCACTTCGAACACCTTCCGATGTTGTTCCAGACCTGACCGTAGGAATTCATTATAAATACCACGAGTCGGTTCAGGATTCAAGCAGTTCTTCAGAATAAAGAACCAATGCTTGTTACCTGTTGCATTATCATCCCAATAGTTAGGGCTGAGAATGATAGTATCGACAGGCACCAAAGTTTCAGTCTTAACACCCCACTTTTCCTGCGGCGTCATACCACCAGTAATACCAGCACCAGCCTCAATATTTACGACAACGCCATCCTTGACCGTGATCCTCAACGCATTAACCGTACCAGTGACACGCTTGGTATAGTTGAAATTATGGATCGAACCATTGTTTTCAACTTCAAGATCAAAACCAAAATCTTTGTCTTCGCGAACACGAAACTGATTGATCTTGACAGTGTAAACACCATTTTGAATATTAGCTTTTGTGTAGCTAACGTTCTCAACCGGCTGGCGCGTATTAGAGCCTCCAGCATTCATATCAACGTCAAGTTTTCCATCCTTGTTACGGAAAGAAATCTGTCTTCCACTAGGCTCAAAGACATGGATATCCAGATCGTCAAAGTTGAACCAAGCCAAGCTGATACGAAGCACAGCGTTAGTGACGTTACCACCAGCCTTAGATACCCGCATCTTGATATCAGAGTCAGCAATATCGCCGTCATAGCTCCAACCGAAGTTGTTATTCCACTTGAAAAGCTGCTCCACATCATCGTGAACCGGAGCGGTAAGGCTCATGAAATTACCGGCAAAAGCATTCTTGACCAGAGCTTCAATCGACTTTGCCTTCGGCACCACGTCAGCCATAAATGCTTCGATACCGATGTTCTCAGCCCTATCAACGTTCGGAGCCTTTGTCACAGCAGCTTCCATGAGAAGCGATTCGATACCACCCTTCATCTTTCCCTTGACAGAGTTATCGACCCAAAGAACATTATTTACAGTAACGTCACCAATTCGAGCAAATCGACGTTCCAAGGCCGTTTCAAGGTTAAGAGCCTCGATTGTCTTCATCGCGTCCTTAATCATGCTTGGCGTGATGAGAGTCTTGGATCGCTTGTAATTGTCACCCGCCATCTTTGTCTCGAAAGAGCTAACAGCCTTTTCCAAATCCTTGCCTTCGGTCAAGTCCTGCACCAATGTTCCGATTACCGTGTTGCGGAAACCAGCAACAAAGCTATCGATATTAGCCCAAATGAAGATGCTGCGCGCCTCATCAGAATTGAGCTTGTTGTACTCACGCTGAACCTTAGCGAATGCATCCACAGCCGCCTTGTGCTCCATTCCTCGATACAGCAGATCATCCTTGATCAATTCCTGCACCGTTGTCACGGCACGATTATCAAGCTCTTCCAGAGCGCGACGGAAGACCTGAGCCGCCGTAGCCTTCTTGCCCTTGATCGTTGCCACTTCGGCGCAGATATGCTTGGAAGCAATCTTAGTGTTGAAATGGTTCCAGTTGATGTTTGTTCCGTCACCAAATTCCCGCGTCATTTCGGCACCAAAAGAATTCTCCTTGGTGCGGAAAACGTTAGAAACACCGAGGCTCTTAACCTTCTCAGAAAGAGCTTCGCATACCACGTTGAACGGATGACCCGCATCAGCAATGTCCCAAACCGAGACAAGCTGATTGTCAACGATAGCAACAACGTTAGCCACGTTGCGCATGAAATTTTTGCAGCACGAGCAGTCATACTCGCGGCGCTGGCGAAACATTTCGTTCGTACCAGCCGGAAATGAATCGAGATAAAAATCCCACAGTTCGTCACCTGAAATATTGACGGTGTAAAGCTCACGCTTCGAAAGCTCATCGAAATTGGCACGAATAGCCTTTGCGAATGGTCTGAAATCTGTTGTCATGTAATCTATCTCCTTTTATTACAATGCTGACCTAGATAAACGAATTAATAATCCGTGTCAAACCTTTTTCGCGTCGATTTAACAAATTCTTCGCATGTCTCATTCGATCTTGAACAAGCCTCGCGGCGAAGCATTTTATAATCATTATCGATCCAGAGCTTCAGGCCTGACTTCTCACAATGACCAAGGGCGTACCCGACAACCGGATACCAATGCCGACAACTATAGCAAGATTTACTCATGCATCCCACTCAGGATCATTTTGAAAGTACCACAAATCAGCATTCAATCTGACCCACGTACCGGCGCAGACTTGAATCTCATCAGCATTAGACAAGAGGAAATTCCCAGCTGAATCTCCCACAGCAATACGTGTAAAAGAATCATCCAGTTCCATATCTGCATCGTCCCAACCGATAATTTCAGCAACCTGTGTATTCGTGAATAAATTCATGACAGAAGCTCCTCGATCTTATCTTTGGCCCACTGCTTATGTTCTTTAGAAGCGTTAGGAGCACAGACAATAGTTGCTAGAGTGCTAATGGAATTCCTAACCGTTTCATGGATTTTCCCACTCTCACAATCAATAAGATTTCCATTCCACTTACCAATGATAGCACAATGGTAAATATCTTTCAACATCTCTATCATTAAACATCTCCTTTGAATTTGGTAGCCCCGACAGGACTCGAACCTGTAACCAAGCCGTTATGAGCGACCGGCTCTAACCAATTGAGCTACAGGGCTGAATTTGGCGACTCCTGCTGGATTCAAACCAGCGACCTGCGGTTTAGAAGACCGCTGCTCTTCCACTGAGCTAAGGAGCCTTAACTTTTAACTGATTAATGCCGTGCCAAAATTAGCACCGCGCTTAACAAAAGTAAACGTGCCTGTCACTGTGCCATTGACAACGTGAGGCATCATGTCGCACAAATCTTTCATGAAGACAACAAGTCTTTCACCTGTGGACCGCTTGAAATAGAAATATGCAGCGCTCCGACCACGTTCC